CTTTACTTCGGGAAATACAGAACATAATCTCTTATGTTCATCCCAGGCAACTGTTTTAGCTTGCTTGAATAGTGGTGCTATGTATGCATATCTAGGCGCGGGCTTACCTTTACCTATATCTTCTACAGAACTCTTGATCAGCTGGTTTATAGCAAACACAGTCTTGCCAAATCGCCTGTGACATACCACAACATTAAATCTATCTAGCGTTGTGTGCAAATGTCTTTGTAATTCCCTGGGTGTATAGGGAATTATTATAGGCTTTCTCTCCTCTTGCATAAATGCTAGTGCACTTTACTGTCTGCGTCTTTTAAAAACTGATTAGCGTCTGCAATATCCTTTTCATCCTGGGCCCACTGTATATCAAACTGTCTGTCTTCTACAACAACGTGGTGCTTTGGAGACCAGCCAGCTTGAGTCTTAAGCCAAAACGTAGTCATACTAGGGGACTCCCCAGATACTGCCATTTCGTAGGCTACACCAGCCACGCGGGCGGTCCTTTTTTCTTTACCTACTAGTAAATTATGTGCAAAATATTTTGTTAGGGTGGCATTGGAAATACCCATCACTTTTGCTATTGTATGCTGATCTAATCCTATGGTTACCATTTCCTCTACCTTAGAATAATCATCATCTGTAGGCTTATAAGTCTGCCCTCTCTTGATTCTAGACTTTTTGCCTCCAGCTGATTTAGATTGCTGGGATAAGCCGCCAGTTGGTCTACCTTTCTTGCGCTCAATCTTAATTACAGCATCTGCTGGTACTATACCTTTAGCAGAAGCTACTGCATATCTTGCTTCTTCCTCCAATTCTTTCTCAATCTGCCTAATCTCATCTTCTGAGTCTACAGATAATTTGCCTTTATTTGCCATATACTAGTATTATACCCTAAATTAATATTGTTTATTCTTAGATTCCTAGAATATTCTAAAGAGTGTTTAATGGAGTAGCTAGCTGGTGGCGCTTCTTTAGGGATTCTAGGTATGTGTTTGAACTTATCTAAAATATAAACAATATTATATACTATAAGTGCCTCTGAGTCAACCTTATTTACATTGATTATATTAGTATGCCCGAATTCCTGGACAGCAACGCGGCATATTTCAAAAAATAATAATTTTACCTGTGGCTAGGTTTCGCTCGTGTGTAAAAAAATCCAAATGGGTGCCTAGGGGTCTAATACCTGAGTAAATTAGTAGGGTTTACCTGGTAGCTTTTCGCGGTCCGATCTTCGCCCGCGGATGTCTTCGCTTGATCTGGGATTGTTTTTTAATTCAGGCGGGATAATGCCGAATTCATATAATAACCAAAGCCTGAAGAGTTTTAATATTTCTATGATCTGAGCTTTAAACGTGGCCAGCTGATCCGATCAAATGAAACCAATTGATACAAATAAACTGCACAAAGTCTCACATTTTTATTGAGATAAGTATAATCAAGATCAGAAACACAGCGAAAGAACGGGCCACAATTGGCCATTTATTAATAAAAAACAAGGAGTTACACAAAATGACAATTAACTACGAAAACCTAACAAAAGCAGAATCATTAATAATTGACTGGCAATACAACAGGGGAAAGCTGGGAAGTTTTCAAGAGTCTCTAGTCAATGCCTTAAGTATTGCGGACAGCGCAAACCTTAACAGGCTAAAAAAGGGCTTTCCAGAAGAGGCGGAGGCAATGCATAACTTTCACCACAAAAGCGGCTATTTCGCAGCTCTAGAGGTTAAAGCTGGCCTGCTGGCTCCAGACTGGGAGGATCAATACAAAGCAAGACAATTAAAAATAAAAGCGGAGGCGTAAACAATGAATAAATATATAAGCTATGTAAGCATAGAGAACAATGACGGCGACAATCTGAGACTTATACCGTTTGAGAAATACAACGAAAACAAGCACTATTTAGAGCAGGAATACAGCGCTCAGATCATAGGCGGCGACGTTGCAAAAGCAAAGGCCGAAATTAATGACCTATTCAAAGCAGATCGTAAAGAATGGGTCAAGAATGCATTTGGCTATTTAGATTAATCAACTACAAAAGGAAGGTAATAAATGAATATATTAACTGTGGAAAATAACTTGACGGTACCTGTTAGAACGCTAAAGCAGGCGAAAGAAATTGTCGGCGGCTGGACCGTTACAAAGAAAATGGAAACCATAAGCTGGAGCACATCGGCGAAGGATTGCAACACTGGCTCCAAACTGCGCAAGATCAAAAACAGTGTTTGTTCTAAATGTTATGCGCTAAAAGGCAACTATGCCCGCTATGCCAAAAACATTGAGCCCGCTATGCGAAGGCGCCTGGAATCAATAAACAACGCCAGCTGGGTTGACGCTATGGTCTACATAATGAACAATCAAAAACAAGTAGTAAACAGCGGCCTATTTCGCTGGCACGATAGCGGCGACATCCAAAACCTTGATCACTTCAAGAAGATTATAAAAGTAGCCGAAAAAACGCCGCAGGTAAAGCACTGGTTACCGACTAAGGAAAGCAACCTAATACAAAACTACAAAGGCGCTATACCTAAAAATCTAATCATCCGCTTGAGTGGATCATTCATTGACGGAAAACAGCCAAAGTACAGCCACACGTCAACGGTTACAACTAACAGGGAAAAAGCAACCTGCCGATCATTTGAGAACGGCGGCGCCTGCGGGCCTTGTGTTAAATGCTGGGACTCTAGTATTAAGAATGTTAGTTATTTAAGCCATTAAAGGATCAAAGGCCCGTTTAATTGCGGGCCTGATCTTATCTTTAAGGGCGCTTAATAAAGTACTCTTAAACGTAAGATTTTTAAACTAAAAAAGGAAGGTATTAAATGTTAAACAATCTCTTGTTCGACCTGTTTTTATTCATTCTGGTATTAATCGGTTTGTCTTGTGTTTTTGTCCCGTTTTTTATGGCAATGAACGACAAGATCAACGATAAATTCAAGGATCAATAAACAGACCCTGCCTTTGGTATGGGTGCGGGTAAAAAGTCCTCTTATATCGAAGATTTGGAGCCCGCTTTTTTAACGGTTGCTGTAAATGTGATTGTTTTCAGCGTGTATAATTAAATATGGATAAGGAAAATATAAATATGGATAAGCAAAATTTAGATGAGGCTATGGAAGAGATCAGAAGAGAGATAAGGCAAATTAACCAGCTGGAGGAGGATGAGCAAGAGTATTCTCTCTGGGATGAGTATAGGGATAAGGGCCTTAGTCCTGGTGATTTCTATTCTGGTTATTAAAGGGGATAAAATGGATAAGTGGAAAGATGACAAAGTTATGATAGCCTGGTATACTCCCATTAACCCTAGTTATTTGGATGGTACATACAGACATACAAACAACTACACTGCAACGATTGTTAAAGATCGATATGGCAAAACTATGAAGTATGGTGATGTTGCAAGGCTGAACAAGTATAGACTTGAGCAGCGGGAGCAGTGGCGCAAGGATAATGCGGATACAATTAAAAATATAGGAGGAGTAAAATGTGGAAGGCCGAGTATGAAGTAAGGATAAAGTCAGTTGTATCTTATGACTTTATAGCAACGGTTGATGCGGACTGCCTGGAGCAGGCCCAGAACAAAGCAGAACAAGCGTACTGGAACAACGAGTACCACCGAAAGCAATACAATTCTCAAGATCACATAGACTTTGAGGTTGTAAATGTCAAGGAAGTTGTAGCGGAAAGCGACAGCCTTGATGATGATGATGATTTTCCGCCAAGGGAGGATGTATGAAAGAAGTAAAAGTAAGGTATGTAAAGGATAGGGTAGAAATAACGATGCCATTATCTCAGTACAACACTGTGTTGAAGGGATTTAACACGCTCAATGAAGCGCTCAATGATTACCAAGAGACGATGGACCTCAAGGTAAGCCAAATGAGCGGCATAGATAATCTTAAATACGCTTTAATTCACAGTCTTGGATTCAAAAGAATACACGATCATTATTACAGCGATTATAGAATACCAACAAAGGGAGGAAAGTAATGGGAATACTAAAGCAACTAATGATAGACAAGCAAGACGAGCTAGGCGAAGATTGGGAAGGATCGTCTGAGGAATTAATTGAGCTTATGGTCGAGGAGTATATGCGTTCAGAGGAATATCACAAGGAGCACATAGACCAGGAAAAAAAGATAGCTAATAATATTGACGGGTCCTAATTTGTCAGCTATAATTTAATTACTTATATCTCCTAATGTAAGTAACAACAAACTAAGATAGTCTAGGGATCAAGCCAGCTAGCAGCTAGCAAGCAAAATTCCTAGGCCATCTTAGATACTAAGATAGGGAATAAAATATGGATATGAAAGGTAGAGAATGGAAGTCAAGCAATAATCTTGTTGATTGTATTAAAGAAATGAAAATTGCAAGAAACCTCCAGCACGATGCAGACTTTGAAGACAGGCATAAAGATGCTGCATTTTATAAATCAAAAGCTGACCACTTTAAAAACCTGGTTGATCAAGGCATAGAGTTTGAGCCTTTGTTTTAGTCTTACTAAGAGTACACTGGTTTTCCTTCCTTATTTTCCAGTGTACCCTTAGTGGGATTAGCCACTAGTCAGAGGGCCTTCGGGCCACTAATGTTAATGTTAAAGGAGTTTTATATGAGTACTATGAGTTTAGCAGGAAAGGTTGTATTTAACCACATCACAAAACCTGATGTTTACAAAGGCACTGAGAAGTATGCCTTGACAATTGCACTGGATAAAGACAGTAAGAAAATAGCCGAGAAAAAAGGGCTAAAGACCAGAGAGTATGACGGTGAAACACAGCTCACCGCCACGCGAAAGGTTGACTTCGGTGCGCCCAGGGTTTACAACAGAGACAGAGATGAGGTAGGTGTAGGACATCTATCGCTTTTTGGTGACGAAGTAACCTTGAAGGTCAAGTCAGGCAAGGGGGACTGGTCTGCTTTTAGTTATCTAGAAGCGGTGCGAGTTGAAGAGAAGGCGGAGGAAGGTGAGTATGACGACTCTGACTTTTAACTAGCGACAGGCGTGTTAGTTAGGGCAGCTACGAGGGTGGCTGCCTTTTTATTTCAAAATGGGAGGAAATATGAAGAAGGAAAATGTACTTTTAAGAAAAGAACAATGCCCTGCTTGTGCCAGCAAAGGAAATGACACTAGCAAGGATAACCTGGCGGTCTATTCTGACGGCCAAACCCACTGCTTTGCTTGCGGCAACCACACAGGCTACGGGAGCAAGGAGGCACTAGGTGGGGTAAAAGTAAAAAAGAAGGATGACAGCTGGCTTAAAGACTACAGAGGTGAATACTTTAGCTTGCCAGATCGCAAGTTAAGAGCTGAGACTCTTGAGAAATACAAAGTAAAGGCCGAGAAGGACAAAGACGGTAACATAATCAAACACCATTATCCCATACACGATCAAAGCGGTGCGATGGTGGGCATAAAAACCAGGATTGTCCAGAGTAAAAAGTTTTTTGGCAGTGGCGATACTAGCAAGGACAACGCTTTGTTTGGACAGCACCTGCACAGCGGCGGAGGTAAGTTCCTCACAATACTTGAAGGCGAGCTAGATGCAATGGCAGCTTATGAGATGTTCGGTAGCAAGTTTACTTTTGTCAGTGTAATCAACGGCTCCAACTGCATAGATAACATTAAAGCCAATTTAGTTTGGATAGATTCTTTTGAGACTGTAGTTCTTGCTTTTGATAATGATCAAGCTGGTATGGATGCAGCAAAGCAGGTGGCACCAATACTTGGACCAAACAAATGCAAGATAATGGAGCTGTCAAAGTACAAGGATGCTTGTGAGTACCACATAAATAATGAATCCAAGTTATTCTTGCACGAATGGTGGGATGAATCTAGGTATTACACTGTATCTGGTGTTGCTAGTGTAGAGGATATGCGCAATGCTATGATGGAGTACAGAGACACTGAGCTGATACCGTTGCCCGATTCGTTTGGCAATCTAAATGAGATGATGCGCGGTGGCGTGGCCCGTGGTGAGCTTGTCTCTATCATTGCACACACATCTATAGGTAAGACAACAATACTCAATGAGCTGATCTATCACTTCTCAAGAAAAACGAAGGAAAAGATAGGCTGCTTTATGGTTGAGGACAACATAGACGAGACGATCAGGAAAGTAGTGAGTGTCCACACTGGCGAGAATATGCAGTTGCTTAAGCCAAACGATTTAGATGTAGATAGGATTATGAATGATGCTGTTGAAATAGGATTTGCATCTAAGATACAGCTACACGATGACGGCGGAGGAAGCATAGATTTAGAAGAGATGTTCAGTAAAATAAGATATTTTGTTAAAAGTTTAGGATGTACTGTTATACTTGTTGACCCATTACATACTGCAATTAAGAATCTATCTAATGAGAACATCGAGGAAGTTATGGATAGATTTATTAAGCTATGCAAAGAGACTAAAGCTACTGTGATACTGAGCACACATACAAGGAAGCCAGACGATGGTAGCCATCCGCACAAGATCAGTGAGTATGATGTCAAGGGCAGTGGTGCGATACCTCAGGCCTGCCATACCAATATATTGTTTTCCAGGGACAAGCTATCAGAGGATGACTATGAAAGAAATGCAACCCGCATCCGAGTTCCTAAGATGAGAAGAACTGGCCAGACAGGTGAAGCTGGATGGACATATTTTAACAGTGAGACTGGAAGACTAGAGAAAGGACATATGCCCACATTTGGTGACAGCGATGCGGACTTTTAGTTGCGACATAGAGACTGACGGCATAGATGCTACTGTTGTTTGGTGTATTTCTGTTCACAATATAGATACGGATGAGGTGACTACGTTTGCTGGCACCTGTCTTGACTTGTTTAAGTCCTGGGTAGAGACAGATGCTGACTGTCTGATCTTTCACAATGGCATAGCTTTTGATGTGCCAGTGCTAGAAAGACTACTGGATGTAGACTTTAGCAGCGTAAAGATAGAAGACACGTTGGTTATGAGCCAGCTTTACAAACCCAGGCTAGATGGTGGCCATTCACTTGCGGCTTGGGGCGAAAGACTGGGATTTGCCAAGGGTGATTACGAAGACTGGTCCAGGTTTACAGAAGAGATGCTCAAGTATTGCATCAGAGACACTAAGGTGACCACTAAAGTATACAAGTATCTATTAAAGAGTAAGCTAAGTGAGGATGCCAAAGAGCTTGAGTATGAGACAAAGAAATATTGCTCGCTGCAAGAAAGAACTGGATGGTATTTTGACTTGCAAGGTGCAATAATTTTGCTCCAAGAAATAAATGAAGACTTAAGAGCTGCGGAAGAAAAGGTACATAAAACATTTGTACCCCTACCTGTATGGAAGAGCAAGACACCTGTTAAAAATAGATTCACTAAGAGAGGGCAGAGAACTAAGCACTATCAAACAGAGGTAGACCTGCAGTGTCACACTAGCGATGATGGCGACTATGGTTACTGGTCCTATCCAGAGCTAAACCTGGGCAGTAGGCAGCAGGTAGGAAGACATCTTATGCACTATGGATGGAAGCCTGCTGTACTGACTGAGACTGGACTGCCTAAAGTTGATGAGTCAACACTCAAAGATGTAGACATACCAGAGGCTAAGATCATTGCCAGGTATCTTATGCTGCAAAAAAGACAGGGACAGGTAAGCAGCTGGGTCGATGAGTATAATCACAAAACCAAAAGGATACACTGCAGAGTACACACGATGGGAACTGTAACACACCGTATGTCCAGCAGCAACCCAAACCTGCAGCAAGTAACAGCAAGCAGCAAGGAGTATGGAAAAGAAATGAGAGCTTTGTTTACTGTTCCAGAAGATAAGGTAATTGTTGGAGCCGATCTATCTGGACTTGAGCTGAGATGTTTAGCACATTATATGAAAGATGCAGGGTATACTGAGGAAATATTAAGTGGTGACATACACACAGCTAACCAAAAAGCTGCGGGCTTGAGCACCAGAGATGAGTCAAAGCGTTTCATCTATGCTTATCTTTATGGCGGTGGTGATGATTTGATCGGTAAGATATGCGGAGGCGGTAAGAAATTGGGAAAGAAAATTAAACATCAATTCCTATCCAACACGCCAGCACTGGCCGTTCTTAGAAAAAGAATAGAGCAGGCAGCAAAGAAAGGTTGGATCAAGACTTTGGATGGAAGAAAGGTCTATGTTCGTAGCCCACACTCAGCACTTAACTTTCTGCTGCAGAGTACTGGCTCTATCATAGCCAAGAGAGCTTGGGTAATCTTTCATTCGCTTGCTTATCAGTTTGACTACAAGCAGCTAGGAGTAATACACGATGAGATACAGATAGAGTGTGACCCTACAGATGCAGAGGTTATTGGCAAGCTAGTTGTCCAGGCTATGGAAGAGACAACAGAATATTACAAGCTAAATTGCCCCATTACAGGTGAGTATAAAGTAGGCAAGAGCTGGAGTGAAACACACTAGAATTTTAATAAGAGAGGAGTAGACGATGAAGTCTATAAACACAGTAGTACAAGATGTATATGATCTAATGGAGTCAAAAGATTATTCTGGAGACTTAAGCTCGATAGCTATGCAGGCTGGTCGAGAAGTAGAGGAGGCTTTAAAGCAAGCCTTCGAGCCGAGAGAAGACAAACGCGGTCTGAGGATGTCAGCTCTGGGAAGATGTGAAAGGGCACAATGGTACAATTACCACGGCTACAAGCCCGAAGAGATAAAGGGTGAGGTCTATCTTACCTTTTTGCAAGGTCACATACTATAAGCGGTGCTGGTTGCTTTGTTAAAGTTATCAGGACACACAGTAGAGGACCAACAAAAGAAGCACACTTTGGAAGGTGTGAATGGTAGCCAAGACTGTACCATAGATGGTGAGTTAGTAGACATTAAGACAGCAAGCGCCTGGTCCTGGGACAATAAGTTCCAAGAGACTGGCCTTACTGATGATTCTTTTGGCTACATCAAGCAACTATCAGCTTACGGTAAAGCAGACAAAAGAAAGAAAGGATACTTCCTTGCTTTTAATAAAAACAAATCAACACTTAAGTTATGTGAACAAGAGCTAGAGCAAGACATAGATACTTTTGTTGTTGATTTAAAAGCCAAGATGGAATTAGATACACCGCCTATGAGACTAGCCAACGCTACAACTTGGAACAAAGCCAAGACAGAAGAGAAGCTATGTATGACGTGTGCATTTTGTGGGTTTAAAGAAGACTGCTTTGGTAGTCTGGAAGCAAGGCCTATTCCATCTGGTAAGATAACTAACTATTATGTATCAAGTGGAGCCGACTTTTGAAACAACTACCTGAACTAAAGGCATACATTGCAGCAACCTATGATGTGTGCCTGATCTGTGACGAATTAGAAATAGAGCCTGACGAACTTCTTGACGCTTTCGAGAAAAGATTGATAGAAAAGCAAGATAGATTTTTGGAGGAATTTGAGGAAAGCTACTGATGGATTACATAAGCTTAAGCGTAACTTTCATATTTCTTGGTGCTGTAGGTATATACTTTACACACAAGCAAGCGTACCAAAAAGGAATTACTGATGCTGTGCTAATGCACAGACAAGGTAGATTAAAATACAAAGACTATCTAGATGACAACGGTGAGCGTATGGTTGACATAGAGATAGACCCAATAGAGGATGATGAATGAACACACTACCAAATGATTACCAAAATTTTATAGCACTAAGCAGATATGCTAGGTGGCTGCCAGAAAAGAATAGACGAGAGACGTGGGAAGAAACTGTAGCTAGGTACTTTGACTTTATGGAAGAGCACCTAAAAGAAAACACTGAGGGCGAGCTAGCCCCTAAGACCAGGAAACTTCTTGAAGAAGCTGTGCTTAACTTAGATGTTATGCCTAGTATGAGAGCACTGATGACTGCGGGCAAGGCACTGAAAGATAACAACATAGCTGGATACAACTGTGCTTATCTTAGTGTTGATCACCCTAAAGCATTTGACGAGTGTTTGTATGTGCTTATGCACGGTACTGGTGTAGGCTTTAGTGTAGAGAGACAGCACACCAACAAATTACCAGAAGTGCCAGAGGAGATGGTTGACGTTGATGATGTTGTGGTTGTGCAAGACAGCAAGGAAGGCTGGCAGTCTGCATTTAGAAAACTAATCAACTACCTGTACAACGGTGAGATGCCTAAGTGGGACTTCTCTAGGATAAGACCTAAAGGCGCCAGGCTATCTACCTTTGGTGGCAGAGCCAGTGGCCCAGAGCCCTTATTAGATTTGTTTAACTTTGCTACCAATCTATTTAAAGATGCAGTGGGCCGCAAGCTAACCAGCTATGAGTGCCACCGTATGATGTGCAAAGTAGCAGAGGTAGTTGTAGTGGGTGGTGTTAGACGTAGTGCGTTGATTTCCCTCAGTAATTTAACTGACGAGCGTATGCGCAATGCTAAGTCTGGACAGTGGTGGTCTGATACACCAGAGATGGCTCTAAGTAACAACAGTGTGTGCTATACAGAGAAGCCTGACATCGGCATCTTTATGAAAGAATGGCTGTCACTGTATGAGTCTAAGTCAGGTGAGCGTGGCATCTTTAATAGAGAGGCTGCTATCAAGCAAGTAGAATCTATAGGCAGACGTGACACTGATCACGACTTTGGATGCAATCCTTGCAGTGAGATCATATTAAGAGATGGACAGTTCTGTAATCTAACTGAGGTAGTGGTGAGAGCAGAGGACACACAAGAGGATATGTTACGCAAGGTAAGGTTAGCTACTATACTAGGCACGTTCCAGGCTTCACTGACAAATATCAAACGATTAAGGCCTAAATGGGTACACAATACAGAAGAAGAATCTCTCTTGGGAGTCTCTTTAACTGGTATAATGGACAACTCTTTTATGAACGGAAGTGCAAGCAGAGGACATCACGGTAAGAAGTCCTTGCCTGACTTCTTGATTGAACTCAAAAAGCAGACAGTAAGTACAAATAAGAAATGGTCTGCAGCATTGGGCATCAACCAGGCTACTGCAATCACAGCTATTAAACCAAGTGGTACAGTTAGCCAGCTAGTTGACAGTGCCAGTGGCATACACACTAGACACAACGACTATTACTTTAGAAGAGTAAGAGCAGATGCCAAAGACCCAATAGCACAACTTATGGAAGATCAGGGCATCCCTTGTGAAGCGGATGTTATGAAGCCTAAAAGTGTTAAGGTATTTACGTTCCCTATGAAAGCACCCAAAGGTGCTGTGACCAGGAATGAAAGAACAGCTATCGAGCAGCTAGAGCTTTGGCTCACATACCAAAGATACTACTGTGAGCACAAGCCTAGTGTAACTGTTAGTGTTAGAGAACACGAGTGGATGGAAGTAGGTTCTTGGGTGTATAAGCATTTTGATGAAGTCAGTGGTGTTAGTTTCTTGCCACACTCTGACCACACATACCAGCAAGCACCTTATGAGGATTGCAGCAAGGAGCAATATACTGAGCTTGCTAAGAAAATGCCAAAGGCTGTAGACTGGGACTTGATCAGCAAGTATGAATTGACAGACTCAACAGTAGGAACTAAGACACTAGCCTGTACTGGTAGTGTATGTGAATTAGTTGATTTGGTTGAGGAAGAACGAGATGTCGAATGAAATACTTAATGATATTGATGCTGCTTACAGGATGTGCTGAGTTTCAGACCAAGATAGATATGTACAAAGATGAAAGGCTAATCTGCAAGGCAGAAGATATGACTTTATGTAAAGGGTGGAGGACAGAATGAAAATACTTGAGAACATTTTATATACCGTTTATTTTATAGCGGGTATGGTTTCTACGGGCTGTTTAGTTTACATAGTAATATGGCTAAATGCTCTTAGGAAAGGGTGGCTTGTATAGCACGATGTTAAATAATAAAGGAGTTAATATGTTAGAGAAAATAAAGAACGGCGCTGATGGTGCAATAGATGTTGGCATCAAGTTAATCAGCCTATCAATTATATTACAGGTTATCTTTGGACCAAAGGTAGCTTTCCTAACTGGAGATGTAATTGGTTCTATACTAGGTATAGTATGGACTTTAGGAAACGGTGGACTAGCAGGCATCATTGCTGCTGTTATTATCTGGAAGCTACT